TTCCCGGTGTGAAGTACATCGACAAGATGAACCGCAACACTTCGATGGGTTTTCCCTGGCGTCACTCCAAGAAGAAGGAATTGATTCTGTATGGGGCCCATGAAGAGTGGTCTGACTATGTCGAATTCAGTCCCGATTTCTATGTTCGTGTGGACACTATTGTTGAGAACTACCGCAAGGGTGTTCGCAATATGCCAGTATTTACCACACATCTCAAGGATGAAGTGCTGAACTTGAAGAAGATTGCTGAAAAGAAGACACGCTTGTTCACTGGCTGCCCAGCCGATTTTGCTTTCGTCATGCGGAAGTATCTTCTGGCGACAGTGCGCGTGATTCAAAAGAACCGATTCGTCTTCGAATGTGCACCGGGTACGAATGCCACTTCCATTGAATGGGATGGCATTTACCACTACTTGGTACAACATGGTCGTGATCGCATCATTGCGGGTGACTATTCCAAGTTCGACAAGCGCATGAGTGCCATATTGATTCTGGCTGCGTTCAAGGTGATCGTCAATATTTTGGCGGCTGCAGGGTGGAACGATGAAGATCTCCACATTGTGTGGACTATGGCGTTTGACATCGCATTCCCAGTTGCCGATCACAATGGTGATTTCGTGCAGTTTCTGGGATCGAACCCCTCAGGACATCCTTTGACGGTGATCATCAACAGCATAGTGAACAGCTTGTATGTGCGCTATGCTTGGTGTACGTCAAATCACAACCTTGAGGATTTCGTGAAGTATGTGGCTCTGATGACTTATGGTGATGACAACATCATGGGCGTGAGTCGTGCTGTGCGCGGTTTTGATCACACAGTGATGCAAACCGAATTGGCCAAGATCGGCGTGGTTTACACCATGGCCGATAAGGAAGCAGAATCCGTTCCATTTATGGATATCTCGGAGGTTTCCTTCTTGAAGCGGACGTGGGTTTTCTCGTCTGAGGTGGGATCCCATATTGCGAAGTTGGAGCACGATTCGATTGAGAAAGGTCTCCTGTATCACATCCCCTCCAAGGTGGTGTGTCCGGAGCAGCAGAGTGTCGATGTGATGATGAACGCACTGCGCGAATATTTCTTCTATGGTCGTGAGATCTTCGAAGAGCGTCGCGAGAAGTTTCTGGCAGTTATTGTGAACGGCGGTTTGGTGCCGTACCTCACGGAAGTGCCAGCGTACGATACACTTGTTGAACAGTACTTGGCATCTAGTGCCAAGTATGCTCCGGGTGGTCGGTGCGAGCAATGCAGTGCTTAGGCGCTGCGCGTGGGGCCTACCTTATAAGGTCCC